CCCCATTGTGCAGTTTTTCGTATAGCTTGTTTGCACGTTCAAGCTTATCGACTTTATCCTCTAACTCTTTGATGTAGTCAATCACAACGCCCTTTTCACAAAGAGTCTCACAACAAATTCCAATCTGTTGATGAGCCCTAACGGCCAAAGATTTTTCTCTTCTTGTACTCATCAATGGTCTCCAATAATTTAGCGTCCCAGTTGTCCCTATGTTCGATAAAGACCTGAGAGTCCTCGTTGTCAACGGATATGATTGTCACTAGTTGAGTGATTGGCATACCAGTTCTTTCTTCCCACATAATGGCATATGCGGACTCCTGAATGAAGTAGTTCTCAATCCAAGATTTCTTTTTGGTTTTGCGCGAAGTCTTAAAGTCAATGATTGAAGGTTTACCATCAAACTCAGCTACACAATCCACCCTGCCAGCGATCTTAAGGTAATCAGAGTAGAGTGGACACTCCTGAGCATAGATCGTCCCGACCCTTTCGTCTAGGATCTGTTTAACGTCCATGAAGTCGGATATAATGTTTGGCATATATCCTTCCTTGAACTGTGGATCATTATCAAGATACTTCTCAATGATCTCATGTACAGCAGTACCTCGAGTTGCCGCTCGGTGCGATATCTTATTCGCTTCCTCTGCGCCAACTCTGGCTCTCCACTTCTGAATTGCTTCCTCTGATAGGATTGACAATACCGTCGTTACTGACGGATACTGCTTACCCGTTGGCGTTTGATACTTACGCCCGCTGGAGGTTGTTTTCGCTTCTAGGTCTTCGTACCCTAGGTCTATTTGTTCGTGTATAAACATATTCTTCATCATCTATAAATTTCTTTGCTACGAAAGCGTTTTTGGACATTCTTTTGTGTTTGTTTGCATTCTTATTACGAGGATCAAATCTCTTGAACTTCGCCATGACACTTACTCTCTTATTTTCAGCATTTCCTTGGTCATAATGTAGTCCCGAACAAAGTCAGAACGTACAATGTCTTCCCAGCCAAATTCAAATACGGAAAACTTCCGTAGTTGTTCGACAATAGTTAAAAACTTCAATATGCCATTTTTATCACCTTCTTTGTTAAAATCAGATTGATAGTAGTCACCACACATGATAAACTTACAGTTACGACCAACACGAGTTATCACTGAGTCCAACTCATGAAAGGTCAAGTTCTGCATTTCATCAACGATGATGATTGCGTCGTTAATCGTAAGTCCACGAATAAACGAGGTGGAGATAAACCCTACGGTTCCCGCCGTTTTGAGTTTTGTCCACGCGTCAGGTTCGTTAAATAGTTCCGTGCATATTGCGCGGTATGGACCAGTGTATGCATCCTTCTTTTCTTCCTCATCTCCAGGAAGGAATCCGATGTCTCTCGTTGGAACGATCGATCTAACGATGACGACCTTGTCCTGTGAGCAATCTCTGTCGAGTGCATCTTCAAGAGCCAAGGACATAGCCAAGAATGTTTTGCCAGTTCCTGCAGATCCTGCAAGGACGAGATTGTTTCCTGCTTCATACTCATCGATTACATCTTTCTGTATTTTAGTTAAAGGCTCAAACTCAACCATATCGTCAAGTCTAACTTTAAGAGAACCGGCACTCTTTTTCACTGTTCAGTAATCCTTAATGTTATTTACTTTATATGTATCCTTGATCTTTGACATGGTTTCTCTGAAACCGTCATCGACCTTGAGATTAGTTCCACGCTCTGAAACTATCCTAGGAGCTGTTATAACTGTTTTGAAATGTGGGTTCTTCTTAAGAATCTCTTGAAGGCTATCCCATGACGTTAGTATCTCAAACTCTGAGTCGTCATCAGTGTTTCTCACCGTGTACGTAGGCATCTATGTCTTTCCTCAATTGATCTGCTCGTTTTCGCAAGTCAGAGACAATGGCGTCTTGACTCCATCCTTTATATGGATAAGCAGTATTATTATCTATACGTAACTTTTCATCTTCTTCACGACTGCGACGTTTCATGTAGTCGTAATAGCTTTCACGATTGACTGCATCACAGTCTGGATAACCTGTCTTTACAGGCGACGTTAAATCGTCTTGCGAAACTTTCCGCATCGTCTTTCTCCTCAAACAAATAGGTATCCTCATAGACGTTAGTATACTGTTGTACATCCCACTGCTGCTTAAGCATTTGAGATTTACACCAGTCCTTTGCTTCACTACGATAGTCGCTATGGAGCTTTATGATATGAGCATTCCAAGACCATCGCTTTTTATACTCAAAGATGTCAATAGGTAACATCACGCCGCAAACCACTCCGGTACATCACGTTTAGTCCAAGCCATTTTGAACCTAGACTGCTTTGTCTTGTAGTACATACGGTAGGACTTGACTGGATCCTCAGGGAACATACACTCAGGATTGGATTTCATTGCCAACTTGAAAGGAGTACGCTCAATGTTAGGAATATGGAACGGAGGTGCCATCAGTACTTTACGCAACTTAGTGTCAGTCATATGTACTTTACCATAACGATGCGTGAACTCGTCGCAAAGGGCGATGAAATGTTTGTAGTGCCATATATAGTTGTATAGACTTTCACGAGTCCAGACGGTACAAGGATGGTTAAAATGAACTGCCTTGTACAGTTGCTGCTCACGAAGGTCAGTTAACTTATATCGTTTGACCCTACGATTGTTCTTGCTTAGCTCATAGTACATAGTACCATCAAGCATGCGATGAGTTGTTGACAGCATTTGAGCTGACTCAATAACCATCTTATTGATATGCTTGTCACACTGCTCTCGTGCAGCTATGACAGGATCCTCATTTAGTATGAATAAGTTCATTCATCACTCCTACATCATATAATACAATATCTGGGTTATTCCACCTAGCAGCTTCTTTAGCCGCCTCTTCTTTGGATCCAAAGATCCTAACGTCATCGGTTGATTTCCAATTACCACCACGGCCCTTGACGAATTGCCAATCGCCTTCATCGATTTCGATCATTACGGCGTATGTTGGAAAAAGCTCTAGTTGTCGCATATATTACCCTCCTCTGTAGCATTCATAATTACTATTATACCACAAAAGAAGGGTAATGTAAATAGTTATTTTAAGTAATTTATGCTGCAAGTAACTCCTGTTATATATCGTTGATTCGGCTGTTCAAGTAATCGTACTTAACTCTTAATTTATGCAGAATATGATAATTACCACGTTTCTCCATTCTGTACATATAATGTTTAAGCTCCTTTGAGTCTCGCTTCAATCTTTCTATTTGAGATCCATACATTTCGTCATCTCTCCGTTTGTTAGTGATTGGTCGTTGCCGAGATATAGTTAGGTTCCTCCGTTGTGTGATAGCTCCAAAAAGTGAAAAAGCCCTAGGACCGTAGAACGATCTTAGAGCTTTCAGTTGAATGATAATGTTTTCTTACCATAATGGTATTTATATTTTTACATCATTTAACGATTAGGCCCGGAAAAGCTTCTGACACTAGCTTTTTGGTAACTCCCTTATAGGCACCAGCTAGGTCCTTTTCCTTCATCTTAATAACAAGCTGCGCATCGTTAGGGTGGATTGCCTCAAGCAACTTGACGAACATCATCTCTACCTTTACGGGTTGGAGCGACTCGCCTGGGCCGCCTTTAACGAAATAGCGAAACCGTTTCGTTTGCTTATTAAGATTCGAGGGAACACTTTTTTCATCAGCAGGTGTGTATGGTGGCTCACCTTTAGGAAGAATGAATTCAACCTCGTCATCATATGCACCCTTCAAAACATCCCTAAGAGCAAGGGTATTGTACTCACGAAGTACTTCAACCTTGTCAACACGGGTAGGTGCTTCACCCGCTTTAGTTAGGATTTCATGGACTGTTAGTCCAGTCAACTTATTCACTGCCATTTTAGTAAAACTCCTCAACACATTCTATTAGCATTTTGCAACGTTTCTTAATAAGATAATTTAGGACATTCCTTTTGAGACCAATAGGATCCTCCTCAAACTTATTTATAATTGCTTCTTTTATATGACTAGGTGTGCAGGACAGATCGATTAGGTTCTTGTTGCGAACGTAATTACGATAAGTGTTCTCGTCCATAACGGACTGCAGATCCTCTGCATGTTCTAGCCAATGTTCAATCTTTTTCTTAGTCACTGGTGACTGTCGTATACCATCAACAAAAGTATTATCAGGACTGAGACAATTAGGGACTCCATCACCTGAGTCTCCTTTCAGTATATGTTCGAATAGATAATGTCTTGGGTTCTTATCAGTCACTGCTTTCTTTTGCATTGGACTGAACTGCTTAACGTTACTAAACTTTTGCAGCTGAATGAAATCCTTGTCGGATGAAACGATCATCATTGGTTCGTGTTTACCAAACTCTTGAGTCTCATAAGCAAGAGCACCAATGATATCGTCAGCCTCACAGCCGTCAATATGAATAACTTTATAAGGGAAGTTTTGAGCGATCTCATCCCTGACCTGATTGATGATACGAAAGATCTCATCCCAGTCTGCTGCCGAGTCGTCACGGTTTTCTCTCCGCTTAAATTTATAGTTAGGGAAGTAATCCCTACGCCATGTCCGCGCATCACACGCGATAACTACTTGGCCGTACTCACTACGAAACTTTTTGTTATACATTCGAATTGAGTTGAGAATCATGTGACGTATAAGGTCCTCATTGATCTCTAGTTTTTGTACCACAACGCCAGCTATGGCGATTCCATTATAATCAATTACTATCATTATCTTCTTGGTTATCCTCTACGAGTTTTTTTAAGGTCTGATGTAGTTCCGCCAATACCTCATGTAGGAAATGCGGATTTCCAGCCTGTCGGGTGATGGCTGCTACCATCATATTGCAGATGACGTTCAGATCATCCTTCATATCATCTATGTCGTAGCCTTCATCATCTAAGAATTCGGCTATACCTTCAAATATGTCAAGGGCCAATTCGACTGATTCCTCAGACTTATGTACCACAGGGAAAGGTATTACGTTATCATTCATAGTACTATTATACACCATTTTCCTTAAGATGTAAACCATTAATATGATTTTTTCTTACTCTAACTTGAATCCACGTGTTGTAGTATTCGTCTGTTAGCAATGCATCTCTCACGAATTGCTCCTTTGCTTCCAGATAACCACACTCGCCTTTGGTTTTGCAGATGTGTAGTATCTCTCTGCGAAAGTTGTCTTTGCCGTATTTTTCTATGTCTGAATTGAGCTCTTCCGACGACCCATAGTAACTTCTCCAATCGGATTCGACCTGGGTGTGTTTTCGTCGTTTACGAGTTTTAGTGATGGGAAGGATCTTCTTGCGCCAAAAGAACTTTTTTCCAATGTACTTGCGGCCATTCTCGATATTAGTAATAAGATAAACAAACCCGTAAATATCCGAATGGTCAACGCCTTCTGGTAGTTCGTACTCCGCGCCTTCATATAACCAATTCATACTTAGTCCATATTTTATTCAATATAGACTATTTATATGCTACTCCTCGTCCCAGTCTCCATAGTCAGGATCATCCTCGAACTGTAGTTCCTCAAAATCCTCTTCACCACAATGAGGACAGAAATTTAGTTCTGCCTCATCATCCTCAAACTTAATACTAAACTTAACCCCACAAGCAAAACATTCCTTAGTGATGCTCATATCGTAACGCCCTCTAACTCCTTTGAGAGTAGATAGGACTGTAGTTCTTGAAGACCACCAATCAGGTGGTTGCCATCAAAGATAAGTGGCATCGATCTTGCCATAGGAAACTTCTCAACGAAGGCTGCAGTAGTCATATCGTGTGGAACCTTGACTTCAGTAAAATCAATGTTCTTAAGAGTGAGTGCGGCCTTTGCACCAACGCAGTGACCACACCCATCCATTGAATAGATAGTAATGTTCATAGTGATAATCCCTTAAAAGTATCCTCAGATACATCCTGTTTAACCCCGCCAAGAACATAAGAACTGATCTCAGTTTCTTGTGGTGCCACCTGAACGTTTCCTCCGCCAATCCATTTTTCAGTCCACGGTAATGGATTTGATTGACCAGGAGAGTACGGACAGGTGTAACCTAACACTTTCATGCGCTTACACGCAATCCATTCTATATAATCATATAAGAGTTTAGCGTTAAGGCCAATCATTGATCCGTCCTTGAACAGATAATCAGCCCATTGCTTTTCTTGTTCGACTGCATCAACGAACATTTGAATTACCGCGTCGGACGTTTCTTCTTTGATTTTTTCGAAGTCTGGGTCGTCTTTCGGGAGGGCTTTGAGGATTGTTTGACTGGCGGCGAGGTGGGTGTTTTCATCTCTTGCGATGAACTTGATGATTTTGGCGTTGCCTTCCATCTTCTTAAGCTCTGCAAAAGCCCACGAACAAGCGAACGAAACATAGAATCGTACTCCTTCTAAAACATTAATTGAGTTCAGAGCCATCCATAGTTTTTTCTTTAGTTCGTATAGATCCACTTCGATCTTTTTACCATTAACGGTATGCGTGCCTTCACCGAGTAGTTCCCACCACTTTGAGGCCTCTATCGATTCATCATAATATCGACTAATGTCCTTTGCGCAATCAACGATCTCTTGGATATCCAACATTTCGTCAAAGACACGACTTGGGTTTGGATATACGTTACGAATGATATGCGTGTAAGAACGACTATGAATAGTCTCCATGAATGCCCACGCCATAACCAACGGCTCAATCTCTGGAACTGACGCAACCGGCATGAGCGTTTCGGTTGGTCCTCGACCCTGAACGGAATCCAATAGGATCTGCCGTTTAAGGTTCGATGTAAAGATATGTTTTTCGTTATCAGTCAGGTTGGCAAAGTCGCCCTTGTCCTTTGATACGTCGACCTCTTCTGGTCGCCAAAAGAAACCTAACTGTTTATCGGTAATCTTATCCAATGTAGGATAACGCAATTGATCATAACGAGCCACATCCACGGGCTCGTCAAAGAACATCATTGACTCAAGGTGAGATTTTTTCTTCTTTTGAAATACTGACATGTGCTTTCCTTATATGACGCAGCTATCACAGTGCTCATCATCTATTGCGGCTGACTCAAGTTCCACTAATGCTTCTTCCTTGAACTCACCGGATCCATCGTAAGTGTTGTTATAATATAGTTGCTTACCACCATACTTGTAAAAAGTAACAATGTCTTTAATCATTTCAGACATAGGTACCTTACCTTCATCAAAGTGCTCAGGATTATAACTCGTGTTCACGGATATTCCCTGATCGATATACTTCTGTAGTACTGCACAAATCTTAAGGTAACCCTGTGGAGATTTTTGATCCCACAGCAGATCGTACTTATTTTTAAGATGGTGGTACCCAGGAACTACCTGAGCCATTACACCATCCTTTGACTGCTTATACGATACCAACGCACGAGGTGGTTCAATACCATTCGTGGAGTTGGATATCTGAGCAGATGTTTCTGCTGGCATCAACGCCATCAGAGTAGAGTTACGAATGCCTGATGTTTTCAGTTGCTTTCGTAGACCTTTCCAATCCATTCTCTGTTTAGGTTTGACGAGTTCATCAACGTCCTTCTTATAGGTGTCAACAGGAAGAACTCCGTCACCATACTTTGATTCGTTGATCAATGGAATGGATCCTTGCTCTGCTGCTAAATCAGCAGATGCCTTGATTAGGTAATATGACCATGCCTCAGCGTATTCATCAATAGTGGCCAATGCTTCTTCGTTATATCCCAATCCTCTTTTCGCCAAAAAGTAAGCAAGGTTAATAATACCAATCCCAAGAGGACGACGGTTCCGTGTGGAAACTTCGGCTGCTTTAACAGGATAAGCTTGGTAATCGAGAAGAGCATCCAGCGATCTAACGGCGAGATTACAGTATTTTTCAAAGTCTTTAGGTTCATTAATGAGTCCCCAGTTAATTGCTGATAACGTACACAGCGAGATCTCACCCTCGTCGTCGTTTGCTGAGTTTAATGGTTTAGTTGGAAGATCAATCTCACAACATAGATTTGACTGCCTGATTGGAGCAAGGTCTGATTTGAACGCGCCGTGATCGTTTGCATGGTCGACATTCATTAGGTAGATTCTACCAGTGTCCTTTCTCTCCTTGATGAACTGACTAAAGACATCAATCGCTGGCATAGAGTTTTTACGAATGGATGTCTTGCGCTCATACTTTTCGTATAACTCACGAAACTTGTCTTGGTCCGCATAGAATGCTTCGTATAGTCCAGGGACATCATCAGGCGAAAAGAACGTAATGTTACCACCTGATAGTAGCCTTTCATACATCAGTTTATTGAACTGAAATGCATAGTCCATATGACGGACTCGGTTCTCTTCGGTACCCTTGTTGTTTTTAAGTACTACAAGATCATCAAACTCTAAATGCCAAATTGGGAGATATACAGTTGCTGCACCGCCGCGCACTCCTCCCTGACTACACGATTTGACCGCAGCCTGGAAGTACTTAAGAAACGGGATAAGTCCTGTGTGTACAATTGAGCCATCCGCAATCTTAGATCCGAGTGCTCTGATACTCCCTGCGCTAATTCCAATTCCTGCCTTTTTAGAAATGTACCGAACAATCGACGTCGCCGTTGCGTTGATTGAATCCAGGCTATCTCCGCTTTCAATGAGGACACATGAAGAGAACTGACGAGTAGGTGTACGCACGCCAGCCATAATCGGAGTCGGTAGCGAAATGTAAAATTGTGAGATTGCATCATAAAACTCCTTTACCCATTTCATACGGGTATCTTTTGGATAGTTTATAAACAGTGTGGCTGCAATCATCATATACAGCATCTGCGGAGTTTCGTAGTATTCTTTGGTCCTACGGTCCTGCACGAGATACTTGCCACGGAACTGTTCCATACCAACAAATGTAAACATATCGTCACGTTCGTGTTTGATGTATGATCCTAATTGATCTATCTCATCACGGGTATATTCCTCCATGATGGATCCATCGTATACACCACGGGATACGTTCTCAATGATAAGTTGAGCCAAGGGCCAAGGTTCGTATTGACCATAAACCTCTTTACGCAACTTGTAGTTAATTAGACGTGAGGCAACATACTGATAGTTAATCGTTCTATCAGATATCAGCTCTGCCGCCGATTTGATTAAAAGCTCATGAATGTCATAGGCTGGGATCTTATCGTATAACTGAATATTTGCCTTGATTTCAATCTCTGATATAGACACGCCAGTGATATCTGCAGTTGCCCACTCGAGTACTTTATGGACTTTATCAAGGTCGAACGGCTCAGTTCGGCCGTCCCTTTTAGTAACAAAAATATTATCTGCCATCAAGTGACTCCAATTTTCTAAATGATAAGACTATTATACCACAAAAAGGCTAGGATGTAAACCCTATTGTGTGTCTTTTTTCGTATTTTTTTCTAAAGAATTTTCGTAGTAAACAATGACTTCTTTTTGCTGAAGTATGTACCTACGAAGTTCGGCCATGTTCAAGGACATTGCCTCGTAGCCGCGGACTGACATAGCAACGAATACCAATTGGCCGTTCTCATCCGTAAAACGACTTTCGAACTCATCATAGTTCTCGGCGGTGACAACAAAAAACTCAACGTCGGCCAAAGAAAGACCTTTTGGTCTATCAGCCAATGGGATATCTTTTTCTATGATCTGAGGTACGGTTACTATCTTCTCTTGTGGAGAGAACAGTGCGCAGCCACCGAGTACACTAGTTGCTAGTAGCAGACTCGAGATCGTCAAATAGTTTTTTGGTTGCATCATTAATTCTACTTTCGATTAGTCCAGGTTTACGAATCGCCAAGCGAGTAAGGTCGTGTTCCTGAAGTTTATTCAATAGCTCATCCTGATAGGATTCTGCTGCTTGTAAAGACTCGTTAAGCTGAGTGTTTAGCTCAGCTTGCCTTGCCGCAGTTTGTTCCATTTGGTCTATTACGACTTCCTGGGCGTCAACTGCTGTTTCTAGTTTTGCTGCGTTTTCAGTTAGTAGTTTGATCTGAGCCTGAGTGTCTTTATAGTAAAAGTAACCACCTACGGCAACCGTCGCCAACACTGATCCCATAATCAAATAAACCTTCAATCCACCAAACATTATACGTCTCTTTTAAGAACGCTCATAACTTTATTTTGGATGGCCTTTGCCCAAAACGGTTGAGGAAAGTTCCAACCGATAAATGCGCCAACTGCTACCCAGATAAGTACGTCAATCATTCTATTTCTCCTGTTTCTTTTTAGGTCCATTTGCACGACGGAACAACTTGCTCACGTCCCACCTAGACCTGCGATCCATTTTCACGGGGCGACCTGTTGGGTTCAGATCAACGCCACCGTCCGTACCGACCGCGTTTACGGGTGCATCTTCTGGTACACAGTTGGGAACTGTTCTTTTTCCCTTTTTCTTAGTACCGACTTGCTTATAACCATCCCAGCAAGGACTATCTTCATCAATGGTTTCTTCTTTTAGTCTATCCATAATCCAAGCTTTAGCGTTGGCTTTACTGTACTCAGTGGTTTCCCACTCCCAGTCTCGTCTACGCTTATCCCAAACCATAACTTTCCACTCGCCTTTATGGCGTTCGTTGTGGTCTAGTGCTTTTTCTATTTGATATTTCTTTCCACCGATAGTAGCTTGTATTTCGCCATTAGGACCAGCTCTTTTCCAACGAGGAGCAGCAGCTTCTTGTAATTCTTCATCCATAGTAGCTACCCAAAAGCTAAAATTTTTCATCGCAACAAGTCTCCGGAAGATACAAATATGTCCTGCTTAGTTTGAACATGCTTAATTTTATATATACTTTCGCCTAAGACAAGACCTGACGGTTCTGTCCCTTCGTCAACTAAAACAGTAGTTCCTTTACGAGCAATCATTTCACCAGTCAGTGGACTAGCGATATCCTGCGCCAACTTAAACACACCAGGAGATAGTGTGTTATTCTCTTGTACGTGCCACGCGTTATCCTCAGCAAGTAGACTATCAATGTCTATTCCTACCTCGGCAAAAGCATGGGCCATTTGCTCATCGGACATCTTAGTGTGTTCCTTGAGCAAAAACAAAGCTGCGGCATAGGAAGAGATACGACTCTTACCGAACGGCAACTTTTCTAAAATTCTTTTGATATTAAATACGAGTCTAAAGAATACGCTGTATGAATCCTTTTCCTCAGACGTAGAAGGTTTCTTTAGGTTCTTTCCGTTTCCGTCAATAAGACCTAACTTATAGGCATCCAGTTCTTCCCACGGTGTGACCAACGTGCGAATGAATCTGTATGTGTAATATACATCTGCTGCTCTAGAAACAATGCCCATTATAGATTCCTTAGTACCTCTATAACATTTTCGTCAAGAGGAATGTCGTTATACTCATTCGTCTTAAGGTAATGAAGAAAGATAAGAAAGGTTTTAATAAGGGGCCAGCAATGAGGTTCAAACTTATAGAACATCATGCGGTTTGCTGCAGGAATACCAAACACATTGTATAGTATAATAATGTGGTTTAGTATCAATCTTTCCTGCAGATCCCCCTTGTCAAAATACCTTTTCATCAATCGTTTCAAATACTTAAAACGGTTTAAGTCATCATAAAACTCTTCTTCTGAAGTACACTGCGGATTACTATAATACTTTGCAGCAAACTCCAAAAAGTTTTCATCATTCAATTCATCAAAAGACTTCATAATTGCGTAACCTCAATAATATCATTATACTGATATTTATTGGTTACTTACGAACGTCCTTTAGTCTTTTATCGCCTTTACGACCAGCAGCTTGTTTAACCTTTTCAGAACCATCCTGCTTTTTAGTCTCAGGATTATCCTTTACGTCAACCTTATGCTTATCGGCAAAATCCTTTTCACCAGCTGCGCGTGGTTCAAGCTTCTCTTGATCCTCAGGCTTTGGTTTCATCTGAGCGGAAGCTGCTTCACTGATCGCTTCAAACTCTTTCGTGAGTTGATCAATTGCAGACTCTGGAAGACTATCGATAAATGCATCGAGTTCGTCATCGCTCATCTCAAGAATAGTATCCCAATCATAGGATTCCTTCTTGACTGATTTTGATATTGCCTTACGACGCTTGTGAAGATACTCATCAGAATCATCGACGTCTCCGTCGTTATCGATGTCTTTATCTTTACGATCGTCAAAATCTTTTTTAACGGCCTTTTTGTTGACAGGATCCATTGCTTCATCTTTTTTCATATGATAACCTTTGTCATCGCAATGATCGCATCCTTTGCCTTCACACTTAGGACAATCAACCTTGTCCTCATCATCATTTTCTTTGGCCATTTTCTTTTCGTCAAGCATGCTCAAATACGCTTGAGCGATACTCTTAAGTTCGTTGTCTAGCGACATTTGAGTGCTCCTTTAATTACTCTAGTATTCCAAGTGCCATTGATATTGCTCCGGCACAGATTGTGATTGCCGCCGCAGCGACCATCCAGAAGAACTTGCCTAATGTTTTCAGATCAGCAGAGTTGGCTGACGAAGTTAGTTCAAGTTCATGGATCTTTTTAGTGTTCTCATCCACGCTAGTTTTTATATCACGCGTATCCTCAATGAGAACAGAAATCTTTTCTTCAGCTCTTGCGATGGAAACAACAGCGTCGGCTAGTTTATCTAGCTTCTCTTCCATCACTATCATTCTCTTTTGATCATGGGCGGTTTGTTCCATGTGTACATCAAATTTGTCTGATAGTTTTGTGAGCAGTTCTTGCTCGCGTTTAGTTGCCATGGTAGTTAATCCCCTAGTTATCTACTTTTGCTCCGCCTCGCCACTGGTAACAACTCCAGTATCGGGCTTTCCATTTTGGTCCAGGATTGTCACAGTTATGTCTGGCACGGAAAGACTTTCGACGAGCTGGGTCGTCTCTTTTGATTTCCATTTTAGGGTCACCAAAGCGTACAATAACAACATTACCACTATCGTTCTTAGTGTATACTGCAAACTTTTTAGGACCACCCGACGTTCTAAACGGATCATTTAGTTTAACTTTCTTACCCTGATATTCGGCTTCAGTGATTTCAAGATTCTCGTAAAGATCACACTCTTCACAGTATTGATCGACTACGTCTTGATTATAACTATTGAATTTTTTCACCTTAGCCTCCAAACTCATGACCTGCCACGCGCTTCATTTGTTTATTAAATTCTTGCTGCGATGGCTTATCTTTATAGAGCTTTATAGATATCTCCGGACGATCCTTACCTTTGATCCTCCAGTTAAGCCCCTTCTCTTTATGTTCAGGTTTCGTAGTCTTAACGACTCTTCTCTTGTAACCTGCTTCCCAGGTTTCTGAACCTTCCTTAGTATAATCTAGAAAAGACTTCATTACTTTACCATCTTAGCTAAACCAGCAACATCAACGGTCTTAAACGAACCATCGTCACTCGTTACTCTGAACATCAATTTCAGACCACTAACTTGTGGCTCGATGTCAAGTTTCTGCCCTAGCTTTTTTCCTGGCACTCCCATGATCTTTCCACCTTTTACGGAAGGACCTTTAATCTTAGGGGCTGCTTCTGATAGATCTTCGTGTAAACCAACTTCTTTCTTTGAAAGCTTAGTCAATACATTGCTGATAATTCGCATATTAGCGCCGGCAGACATCAAAGCTTGATTGATGTCACCCCATTGATACAGCTCTTTATCACCTCTTTTTGTATATTTGCCAGGAGCTTCTGCTAGATCTTCGTTTTCGTTCATATCTTCTTTAAGGCCGGTCTTGGAGTTATAACCC